GTAGTAAACGAACCGCACTCGTCGTCGAACATAGCGGAAAACACACGCGAGGGCTCGACGAACACGCGACACTCAAGGTATTTATCCCAGAGGGTACGCTGAAACTGAACACAAGCAACCGGGCTTTCACACCCGGTATCTTTGCGCATCTGCTCTATAACAAGTTTCCTATCCATTTGGTATCTCCTTATTTGTACCTGAGTGGGGCTCCACCCCACACCCCGGGCCGCTTCGCACGAAGCGGCACCATGCCGGCAGAATTGCGTTTTCAATAACCACCAAACCCGGCCTCGTTTAGTGACGCTCCTATTTCGCTACGCTATTACGTCGCACTGCACAATCACTCGCCGCGGTTGGCTTTATCAAACGCCTCCTTCTGCTCGGCATCTTTAGCCGCCACTTTTGCGGCTTCAATGTCAGCAAGACCTTTCTGTACACCGGAGATAGCGCCCTTTATGGCATCTATCAGAGCCGGGATTATCGTCAGCCAGTACACAACTTTCTTCATAGTTTCCTCCGTTTCATTTCTTCACGAGCTTTCATGTCTACTTCGCCCTGGGCGAGTTCGGTTCGTATGTAATCCGAAACCTGATAGGGAGCCAGAGAATCCCCACCTGCTTTAACACGAGACTTAGCGAACGCTTCGTCGATAAACGCTTGCCGCTTTTTTTGCAACTCAATTTTTTCCTCCTCGGTTTTAAATATCGCGTCACGATAATAACGCGGTATTCCTACCTTGTTTCCCTTGACAACGACGAATCCGTTATGCTTGACGAATCCTCCATTTCGCTCGATGAATTCATGTCCGATTCCGGGTCTTCGGGACATGAGACCGAATTCAGGCTTTCGGTCTCCGTACCAACTGGCCGCAGGGCCAGAGAGTTTCTTTGTCGTATACTTAGCAACATACATAGCCCGCTCAAGACTAACATCAAACACACTAACATAACCAAGGCCCCAAGCCAAGTCAATTTGAACGCGGTCTTCTTTCGAGATACCGAATAGTATAACATGGTAATGGGGTCGATGGTGATCTTCTCCATACTCTCCACCTAAAAAATATCGAATCTTCAAACCCGTATTCTTGCGAAGACGTTTCAAAAATTTCTGACAGTCAACAACGACGAGAGATTTATTTTTAGGTAAATGCTTGTCATCATACGTCAAAGTAACAAAACAAGAACGCGGAGAGGTTTTGACTTCGTGCATAATCCGAATCGACCAACCCCGCGCCTTGTTAAGTCTACAGGCGATGCACCGCCCACACGGAACCAACAAAACACCGCCTGTATCAGGGTCATGAATACCCACGCGGTGCGAACACATCATGACACTATATGCGGAAACCGCCGCGCGGAACGTGGTTCATGCGATGAACACGCTTCACCGTCCGACGGAAATTACGACGAGACTTCATCCTTCTGTAAGACATGGTACCTCCTTTACTGGACACCTTCGGCCTTATCACCGGGTATCACATAGTCAAAATCGTCGGGAGCGGGAACAGCGTTATGCGCACGCTCATCGTTACCGACGTACTTCTGCAACTCGACGGGCTTCGTCGGAGACGGCTTAACGTTCTGAATATACCGATATGCCCTCTGAAGATAACCGCCGAGAACGGAAGACCCACGTTGAAATTCTTTAACCAACGTCGGGTCAGACTTCAAGGTGCCAGACTTTTTCAGCTGCTCATTCTCCCAGGCGGTATAGTCCGCATCAGATGCAGCTTTGATAGCCTGAGCCTTTGCAACTTCAATCTCAACATTCGTCTTCGCGTTGAGAGCCTGCATATTCTTAACCTGCTGATACTGCGATATCGCATCGTCAACAGAGATAATGGGCCGCTCGTAGTGCGCGGCCTCCATAGCAGGGGGATTAGAAGCGCGAGACTCCGCAATCTGGCCATAGGCGAGATTAGGATTAAGCCCAGCGGCTTCCAAGCGCTTCATCTGATTGGCCGGGGTATTGTACTCAGACTGCTCACGCCACAAAGCGGCGTTGGCATCGTTCGTCATCTTCACGGCCTTGAGGTTAGCATCGTTCGTCATCTTCGTCCCGATGACCGAACCTATAGTATCGAACAAACCCATTTTTAGACCTCCAAGGTGTCAGTTAGCACTATTACATCAAGTATATATATAGTGCTAACAGCCGTCAAGCCCCCCCTTTCGGGGGGGCTGACGACTACCTGCTCATTTATCGGGCAGGGAAGCGTCCTCCGAGGCCGCAGGAGCCGGTTTCTCCGACTCGGCAGGGGGAGCCTTGACTTCGGGCTGAATCGAAGCAAGGGCCACTTCCGCGCGTTTCTGAATAGCGGCCGCATCAGCAAGGTCAAAACCATCCTTGCTCATAGCGGACTGACGCGCGAAAATTTCCTCGGCCGAGAGGGAAGAATCCTGTGTATCAAACTGGGGTATCCCAGTAGAAACACACTCGCCGCGCAGCATGCGCGAGACAAGAGCCTCTATAGGTTCATCCTGACTAGGGTCAGTCATCGACGGCTCGTTGTTCACTTCGTCATCGTTGAAGTCACCAAGATCATAGATAGACCTAACGTGTACAGGGTTTTCTTTTTTAGCCATGATAGCCTCCTTAATGGTCTATCATCCCGGGCTCGCCAGAGCGCGGAATAGGACGTATAGCAGTTACCTGATTAAGTAACTGAATCCACAGATGGTCACCAGTGGTAACGGCGAAGATACGCGCCGTCGGGTCAGAGGTAACAAACGTGGAATTAAGCGCAGGTTCCGTAGCGAACTTGCGGCCCATATGCCAGTAATCAAGAGAACCACGGAAGTCACCATGGAACGAACTGAACCTCGTGCGGTACTCTTCGTAACGCGGCACGTAACCCCAAACCGCCGTCGGAGTAGCGGAGGCCGCGTAGATCTCTTTCTGAAGAACCGCCTGCTCGCCCAGGTGGGCAAAGGACGGCCAGTAGAAATCAAGCTTAGAGGTCCTGTTCCACATGCGCGGTATACCCTGATAGTACGCCGTGCGCGGCATAATGGAGAGTATGCCGATTATGTAGCCATGTTCCTCGAATGACTTGGTGAACTCGTGCGAACGTTGGGCACTGTAGCCATGTCCAGCCATATTACCCTGAGCAGTCTGCCCCGCGACCGTGGCGGAAGTTTGGATAACTTCCGATACAACGATAGGAGAACGGCCACCTCCGAGGAACTCAGGTCGCTGCAACCGGGCATCTGACGACCTAACTCCAAAGTGAGCGAGGATACTTTCAACATAACGAACACCTCCGCGGGCGTTTTTCTCCATCCACTTCTGCAACTGGAACGCCTGACGAAGGTCATTTATCGTCGAGGCCGTAGCAGAAGAAAGATCGGCAACCATACCCGACTTGGTCTTATCGGTAGTCAGACCAACAGTAGAAGACATGGAAGCAGTGCCGGGATTAGCAGAACCAGCGGCAAGACCAAAAGCGCCAGACCTTTCAGCAAGAGAACCAGTCGAAGAAATCAGACCAGTGTCAAGAAAAGGACCAGTACCGCCAGAAGACCTACCAGTAAGGCCTATCGTAAGACCATTACCGACAACAGGAGCAGTAGACCCCATAGGCACAGAAACAGAAGTACCACGCTGAGGCCACGGCAGCGAAGTAGTGAAGTAGTCCTTCTCCCAATTACGAGTAAGAAGGTTCATGTTCGTCGTGGTATCAGCACCATCACCGAGAGACACGGCAACCTTGTTCTGCAGGTTTTGATCGCGGTACCACTCATTGTAGATAAGGTTGTAAGCACGGAACGGGTACGCCAGAACGCTCATATTTGCGACACCCGTCGCAAGACCGAAGTAATCCCACAGAGTACTTGCGGCCTGACCGCTAGGACCGGAAGTCACAGTAGGGATAGCAGTAGAATCAGTACCCGACGGGCCACCAGTTATAAACTGCTCCCAGTTAGCATGAACAAGCCGAGACGGCACGAAGAAGAAATGAGTAAACGCGTTCATACGATGCATCACAGGCGCGAGCATAGGCGCAAGCCTGATAAGCATATCGGTCTTCACCTTGAACGTATCACCGGGTACAACTTCTTCACACAGTATCGGAACGAGCGAACCCATCTTGCAGGTTAACTTACGCTCGTGAGTAAGGTCAAAAACAGAACGAGCCTTGAAGTTCATTATTTAGCCTCCTGCTGCTTAACTTCTGCAAACTGCGTAGTAAACGAACCGCACTCGTCGTCGAACATAGCGGAAAACACACGCGAGGGCTCGACGAACACGCGACACTCAAGGTATTTATCCCAGAGGGTACGC